GCATTTGATTATATTAATAACAAATGGATTGAACGAAAATATGTCAACATGGGAATACTTCTAGGGAAGAAGAGATCCATTGGCGTGTCAGAGAACGAGTCGATAGCTTATGAGAAGCTAGGTACATTACATCGGATGTTACATGAACGAAGTCCTAGTAAAATTTGGGATCAAGTTAGTCTCAGATTTATCTATTTTAACACTCACACATTAAAGCAATGTCCAGATATACCATGGAGTATACCGGAGTATCTTGGCGGACCAGGTTTGGTACCTAATGCAGAATACTCTGAAATGGATTTGCGCTGTGCTACTATTTTGAAGAATAATATGAAACGCGACGGAGGTTTTAATAAGAAAAACTTGAAGATCGAAACTATTGGAACTCATGCTGAATGGCAATTACACAAGTTAGTTGATGACCGTTTACGCCCTTTTATTGAAAAGGGAGTGAAAAAGGAAATACAATTTGAAAATGGCCGAGGCACAAATGGTTTTGAATCTGGAATGAGAGATATCTTCGATATCGATCTCTTTCAGGACTTTGAGGAACAGTTTAACTGTATAACACCGTTCGAAGATTTATCTGAAAATTATTCAAAATTGTATAAATATATAGTAATAGAGACTCTATTCAAAAACGAACTTAAAGAAGTTCATCACGGCTACAGTAAGCGTGATTGGAAAAAGTTTTTGAAATGGGACCAGAAGAAACAACAAACAAACAACAATGCTTGGTCTGTCGCTCGTACGATGGCCTATGATTTACCTTCTGATACTATAATAATGGGACAACATGAGGTTGCCTATGAAAAGAAAGATTTTGTCACACCCGTGATCACATCTACTCCATGGAAGAATGAAGAAGTGTTTAATCCACTGCTCGAAGAGATCGAGAAGGATGAATACGGATACTTTCTTATGGTTTAGGTTTGACACTCCAATTTTGTGGGGGTATGGTCCCCTGTCTAAAAGCGAAGAGCCCATCGTTTCATTGAAACAAACTTAATTTGTACAAACTTCAACATAAAGGACAACTGCTGAATGCCGTTGGCTTTGAGTATCGCGTTAAGTTGTGTCTTGTTCTGATTTTAATAAGTAAATAACCAGAGACCATTCGAGGTCTCGGAACTTGCAAACCTAGGTATATCCGGGGTCCATGCACTATAGTTCTGACAGTTTTTAAAGACCTGTTTCCTTGGAGGAAAGAGGCGGCTGTTTTATTAAAATTGAGGGCATCACACAACCGATCGAGAGAAAGGGGCCAACTAAAATGTTAGTTGCTGGAAGTGATACTAAGTTTCAGAAACGGGAATTTGAC